ATTGTTAGATCCTCCAATAAAATAAAGTCCTGAAATTAAAAAGTTATTGAAATCCCGACCTGTCGAATATTCATTACTTCTTGTGACACCTGTACCCATCCCGTAATCACCAACTTTAGTTAGCCTGCCAGCAGTAGTATCAGCAGGGGACGTGGTTACGTCATAAGTTATAGCTGTACCTAAGCCATCCACGATAGTATCCCAAAATGCAGTATTCGTAGGAGCATTACCAGTTGTAACTTCAGCACAAATATAAATAAGTCCGTTATAGCTTACAAAGTCTAGCGGCTTGTAGGTAGTAGCAGCCGAATACGCCCCTCTCCAAAGAGGTTTTATTTTACCTAAATTAATCTGTGCCATAGTTAGTCCTTAGTAAGTTATGATTAGTTCGCCATTTGCATTGAATGCTACACTAGTTATTGCAGCATCACTATAGTTAAGAATAAAATCACCGTTAGCATCTATAAAGCTAGTACCTATCCCTAAACCTAGTAGTGCATTAGCTTGTGCTTGCATAGAACCTAAAGTTGAAATAGAGTTGAAAGCAGTTGTAGCTGATTGCGCCGCGTTGGCCTCTGCCTCTAAAGCACTTGCTGCATAACTAGGAGCTGCTTGTATTGCAGATAAGTTATCTGCATTAGCTGTTACATCAGTTATATTACCTGCAACTGTGTTAACATCTGCTATATTTACATATAAAGTATTTAGTTCAGCTAGGGGTAAAGTCTGGTAATAAGCAGAGAAGGTATTTATATGATTATTTAGAATTGCATCTGATGTGTCTCGGTCTATAGCTTCCTGCACAATTCTTTCTTTTAGCCTTCTCAGTTCAGCTGCTGCTTCCTTTACTAAGTTAGTATCTAAAGGAGTGGTAACTGCGTCTACAACTGGCATAAATTTCTCCTTGTTATTATCTGTTTAGTATGTTATCAGCACGTACATCCATAAGTGCCTGCATATATAAGTTGTTGAATCTTTGCTTCTCGTCTGCCTTACCAATAACATCAAATAACATGGAGGCCGCACCTAAAACAATAGCGTCTGTATAGTTATCAGCTATCCAACTAGAGTAATCTACAAGGTTAGGCTTAGTTAGGTAAGATACGTTCAACTGTTCCATAGAGTTAACACGTACATTTATAGTAGTGCCTGCGAGGTAATAGCTATCTTTAGTTAGTCCGCCATACATATCAAATAAGTTGTCTACACTTATCTTAGTTAGGGCGGCTCTAGTTGGAAAGGTCTCTACCGCTAGTTCTCTCCTAAAGCGGACAAATGGAGCCTCTTGAATAAATACTTGGTACACGCCTAGCTCTTCCTTAAAGGTTGGAGTAACTATTGCGTTTAGAATATCTGGCACGTATTCGTCTGAATTGTGTGCTCTAGTTGTTGCTGCCTTTACTGCATAAGTAGTCTCTGCAGCTAGGTCTGGTCTGTTAGTAATAGTGAAAACAGCATCAGATAACTCCTGTAAAGTTACTGCCATGAGATTCTCCTACAAGAAAGCCCCAACTAAGGGGCTATGAGTATTAAAAGCAACTAAAGCTTAACCTACAGATGCAGCAGTTAAGCCTTTAATTACTGCGTAAGCAGCTGGGTTACGACAAACGGTTGTACACTCAGTAGTTAGCGTACCACCTGTAGCGTCAACTGCGTTGTTAGTAGCCTCTTGACCTTGAGCATTGTATACCTTAGAGGCAGTTTTACGCCCAGCTAGGTATGCAAGGTTAAAGGTAACTAAGTCAACTGCAACTGCCATAGCTGACCAAACAGCATTACTATTAAACAGTGGATGTTCAATTAATCTGAACGTACCACGAGTAGTTTTAAAGGTAGAGAACTGTAGTCCCCAAGAAGTTTGACCGTCCATCAACTGATAAGTACCATTCTTGCGAGCAATCTGGTTAATTACAGTCATAGCTTTAGCCCCTACAAATAAAACTCGCTCGTTTGCGTGCTTAGGGTCAGTAGTTTGGTCAAAGACTGGGTCTAACATAGCTTCAAACTGTGTAGCATTCGTAGTTGTCCCTGCAGTGTGAATGTTAGCAGCTGCGTTAGTTGTGATGATACTAACTAAACCATCCATAGTTCTCAAAGGCTGACCGTTTAACGTACCATTATACTTTTGAGAGAAGAAGATAGCTTTTTCAATATCAGCAGCGTGGAAAGCAGCACAATCTTGCTTGTTCTCTGCTAAGTTACCATCGCCTGCAATAACTTCTGTAGCTTGAGCAGTACCTGTTAACGCCCAGGCATTACGAATAATCTGGGTTAAGTTAGTAATGCGGATAGGGTCTAAGCGTAATGCTTGAGGGGCTGTTGAACCCTCTTCCTTGGCGTTACCTACCTGATACAAAGTTTCACCACTAGCAATATTTGCTGCTGCGATAGTACCAACTGCACGACGAACAGTAATGTCAGTAGCGCTATCTACAGAGATAACTAAAATGTTCTCCATAGTTGTAGGGTTCTGAAGAATCATCCCAGGTACTAAGTTAGCTGTACTTACACCTGAGATTGTAGTAGCAGCAGCTAAAGCAGTAGCCCCGCCATTAGTTAAAGATGGAAATAACATTACTTTAGCAAAGTAGCCATGTTCGATTTGTAACGCTGTTTCATCTTTAAGCATAGAAGTAAAGCCAAACAAAGGTGCTTGACCGTTAGGCATGATGCGCGTAATCATAGCCGCGAAAGAGGTTTTACCCAGCAAATCTGGAGTCTTTGCTAAGTCGATAGAACCTATGGAATTAAATTGCCCTGTAGCCATAATATGATCCTTTACATTAGTTAAAAAGTTTAGCCCCAACTTGAGAAGTCTAACTCAGGAGGTAGCTTATTAGTATCTTGTGGGTTAGGTTGAGGAGCTACTACACTTGCGAATTTCGTTAGATATTCTTTTGCGTGCTGCGTAATTTCGTTGGCAGTTGCATTAGGGTATTTAGCTGTAAGTTGGTTTTCGAGTGCTTGTAACACGGGTGCTACAGCGGGGTCGCTATACATAGGGTTTTCTTGCTGCATCGTTTGAGATACATTAGCTTTTTTGATGTGTTGTGGCAAGCTGGCCGTAAAGTTCTCTACAGTTCTATTTAGTGCATTGTTAATTAGGTGCGAAGTTGTTTCAGTTGAGTTAAGATATGCATTTCTGCTAGTTGTGTTTAGCACATTAGCTAATGTTTTAATAGCAGCTTCACCTCCGTTTGCAATTGCACTTAATTGCTCCGGGGTAATACTATCAGTAAAGTCCATCTTGTTAGCTACTTCAGCTAACTTAGCCCTGTCAAAGGTTAGAACATTTCCAGCATCTTCTTGCCCGTTGGACATATTATCCCAAATATCCTTATAGGCATCTAGTGGTGATGAAGCTTCTTGTCCGTTGGCCTCTTGGCGGTGCGGAGTGTTCTCTGCATTAGGTACAGTTGTGTTGTTAGTTACTCCTTCTGGTTGTTGAGGTTGCTGAGATTGCGGGTTAGCTTGCGGTTGTTGTGTGTTGCCAAACAATTTGTTAAGAATGCTCATAGTTTAATCCTTCTGTGTTAAAGTTTCGTTAATTGTTAAAAGAAATCTAAGTACACCAATCTCACCCTGTTTTTCCGCTTCTGCTTGCAGAAACTTCTCAGGATGTTCATGGTCATAAGTTAGATTCAATCTTCCGTGCGCAGCTTCAGAAAGAAGGTTTTGTATATAAGCCTTCTGAAGTACGGTGAAGTCGGTAGCAGTTACAATCTCTTCTGGAGTTAGTTCGTAACTTTCAAATAGGTTATCCTTCCTGTTGGGTTGCATCTTGCTGCTCCTCCTGCATTACTTGCTCTAAGATAGTTTTGTCTTCTGGCTCTTCGTTAGTAGGTTCACCTGTTCTAGGGTCTAAGCCAAAATCCGCCGGGTTAGGTTGAGGAGCTTTAAATTCAACTCCTTGTTTTAAATACTCCATAGCTGTTTGCTGCCAAGTATTAACTGCGTTCTCATAGGCTATCTGTTCAGAAGGCTTCTCAAAGTCTCCAATGTTAGCTCCCTGCGATTTAAACAGATAAGATACTAGTTTACCTAAGTTGTATTCAGCCCCTAGCTGTGGGCTAGACCCTAATACTTGTAACGCTGTGTTAAAGGCGTCTCCATTTAATAACTTATCTGAGGGTAGTAGGCCATCGGATAGCTTAAATTTAACTATCGCCTTTCTTAGAGTTACAGGGTCTACATCTATGTTAGCCTTCTTACTTTCGCTAAACAGTGTAGTTCCGCCTTGATATTGTAAGATGTTTAACTTTAGTATTTCTTTTAAGGGAGTAAAGAACTGAGCTTCTAAGGTTAGGGAGATAGACTGACTTCTGCCATTAGCATTGGCCATAACATCTGAATACTCTTCCCTAGTTTTATTACCTTTTACAAACTGCCCTTGCTGTGCTTTGTTCTGACCAGTAACTACATCAGCTAGGCTATTAACTAGCGATACTTCTTGTAAGATACTGCTAGACATTCTATCGTTAAAAGGAAAAGGTTTGAACGCTGCATCAATACTAGCACCATACGCGGATTGCTTAAGTGGGATATTAGCAATCGGATTAGGATTGTTCATATCTTTGGGGCTAATCATTGAGGGGTCATAAACCGTTCTATCATATACAGCCCTACGCCTAGAAGCTAGAGTTGTGTTCATAAGAGTAGAACTTATAGACTGCATAGGTGCTACATTTTCTGCTAAAGACTTAGTCTGGTAACTTAACCCGTCATCGTAAGGCTGCATAGCTAAAATCGGTAGCATGTTATGTGCGTTAGTCTGCCTTTCAGCATATATGATAACAGCGTCATTTACAATTAAGAACTTCCATATTTGCGGAGTCTTAGAGGCTGGAGTATGAATGTTAAAGTCATCTGGAATAATACGGGCATACAAGGTAGTTAGTTCATAGGAGTCTTTATACTGTATCTTTGTCTTACCTTTTTCATCCTCATACCCAGCCCAAGCCATCCAGTTGTGGTCAGCTACAATATTATTTAAACTATCCCCAAAGATATTAGCGTTTACCTGAGGTATTGAGTATCTTGCAGTAGTTGGAGATTCAAACGCCGGAACAACATTTGCTATTAAGTGCTCAGTTAACTCATTTATAAAGGCTTTTAAAGCTGTGCGCGATTTTCTACTTGTATAACCAATGAACTCGCCTTCATGTGGTAGCTGTCTTGGAGTAACTCTCGTATCCCAGAAGGTATTATAAATATCTAAATGCTTTATTGCGTTACCTGCCCAGATAGTCTCAACTGGTTTAGCTCCAGCTACAGTTGTGCTTATAGAGGCTGTCTTTATCTCATCCCAAACAACCTCTGCAAAACCTAAGTTATATTTAAATCCATCCCGCATAGTTTGCTGTAAATCAAGTACCCAACCGCCCTTAGTTTGCTGCTCCTCTATTACAGCTTCTAGTTGCATAGCTGCGTCTATGTATTCTGGAGAACTTACAACTCCAAACATAGGACTGCCAGTTAGAAATACAGAGGACTGATAAGTTACAGCGGCCTCTACCTGAGGCATTACTACAGGAACAGTTAAGTTCTGTAAGGCTTTTGCATTGCCTAGGATATTCTGTAACTTAGCGTTGAAAGCTTCAGTTGTCATATCTTCTTCTCTGGAGTAGAGTAGGTCAACCTGTCTAAGTCTCTCTGTTATCGCCCAGTTACCTTCAAATAAAGTTCTGCAAGATTTGTAATATGTAGTTAGTCTTGATTGTGTAGTTGAAGATAGTTTAGTTAAACTAGCGTTACCTGCCATTTCTTTTACCTCGTATTTATATCTGGTTGTATTTGTATCTAGTCACTTAGTTAGTACGGACACCTTAGTGATGACTCTAGGGCCGAAATATCGCTATAATCTTCTATCATAGCTTGCAGGTCAGAACCTATAACTATATGTTGCCCCATCTCTGCTAATACCCTAGGGGCATAAGTTAGTAAGTCAAGAATACCGTCCACATTGTCGGACTTCAAAGGGTTGAATTGCGCTATCTGCATTAGTACCTTTGATCTAACCTCGTCTGAAATTAGTACCTCTGGCTGCTCAGCAGTTAGTTGTTTAAACATATTTAAAATTCTTGTATTCTTGGATAACGCACCTGAGTATATAGGTTCGAATTTAATTCCAGTTATCCCCAACTGCGTTGCTACTGTTTGGAACCAGTACAAAAGAGAGTACTGAAACGCGTTAGCTTCAACCGCAATTAGATAGGTGTTAGTGGTTAGGGCTAACTTTAAAGCTTTCCTAATTGTATCCCCGGGGGACAACTTCTCGTCAATTAAGTCTCGTAATACTGGTACACCGTTAATTACGGCAAACCTTCCTATTGATACATCATCGGAGTTATTTTTGTCGTTAGAGGGGTCAATCACAATAAAGTTACCTATAGTTATCTCTTGATCTAGTTGTTCTAGAGATACGTTAGGTACTTTAGCTAGGTCAATAGCAGTATTTACACTAGCTGTCTCATCATTCATAACTTCACTGTAAAAAATCTCTGGATGGCCTGCATTTAAATCTGATTCAAACTCTTCAAGTAGTTGTGAAAGGGGTTGTACTTCTTCCCAAAGAGAGGTGCCATCTTGTAGGATACCGCCTGCGATAAATTTAACCCAGCTAGGGTTGTGTTTTAACTTCTTTAATATAGAGTTTGGAGTTGGATACATGTTAGCTAGAAATAAATATAAGCAACCAGTAGGTGCTTTAGCTTTCATAGTTGTACCTAATAGTTTAGTGTATATAGCTTCACTTACAGCTTTTGAATCCGCATCTTCCCTAGTTTGTATGTCGTCGAAAATAATAACATCAGGGCGAGCGTTCTTCAGGTTAAGTCCACGGGGAGAACCGCTTTCGCCTAAAGCTGCAAGTATTATATTTCTACCCCTAAAGCCAAACTTTTTTAAATCCTGCGTATCTTTTTCTAACCCTAATCTCCAATCTCCAAAGGTAGCTTGTATGTTAGAACTATCCAAGAAGTCAATTATGTCCGCAACAATGTTAGCAGCTAGCTTAGCATTGGCTGCCTGAATAAGAATAAATTTTCTATTTGTATACAGAATTATATATAGGGCAATTAGTTTAACCCAAGCAGTTTTACCAAAGCCGCGGGGAAGTCCTAAAGCCAACTTAGAGAAATCCCTATCTTTAGCTAAGTAAGAAAGCACTAAGTCAAACGCAGCATGATAAGTTGGAGGGAAGTTAGCTAAGTGTCCTTCTGGATTAGCCAGAGCGGATAAGTAGTCAAGAGAGCTCTTAGCTAACTCCTGTACTTCACTTTGGATGAAATTGCCTTCGACCGTAGGTAACTCCAAGAGTGGAGGTTGACTAGTTACCCCTAGTGCTTCTTCTATCCTATCCTTATCCTTTAACTTAAGTATATCCCGCATATATTAGCCTTGTTGTTTTATGTACTTAGATTTTAACTTAGCTAACCTAAGCAATCCTTCTACCCTAGCTAAAGCCTCTGCCTTTCTTATATTAGTTAGCCTCTCTTCAGCTGCTTTAACCCGCATTTCCAATAGTTTGTTTGTCCTTGCTTTCATTAGCTTTCCCCTTTGCTAATAGGTCCTTAACCGCCCGGGATTGCAAAGTTACAAGAGATTGTGTGTGTTTAGTTCCATCAGAAGTTTCATGCTCTGCTTCTACCACCTGACCTATAGCATTAGTTGAGAAAGAGGCTACAGTGTGTTTAGGCATGATTAAGTTTATAACTGTACTGTTAGTTATACTACCTTGGCTAGTTAGTGTATCTGTGCCCCGCCTCTTCGCTCCATTTATAATCTGCAGTGCCTTTAGAACTTCCCCGGGCTTAGTCATATAAACCAGTACATCTTGCAACTTCTCTAATAGTTGATCTTCAAGTGAGTCATATGTAGCATCTCTGGCATTGTGTTTTTGTAACTCCACCATCCTCATATTAGCTACTTCTGTTGCAAATTCTGTGTTCGCAAGCATCTGACTTATATAACCTTCAGTCACCCCAACCGCCATAGCAACTGTCGATGGTGTTAGTCCCTTGCCTAGCATTTCTTTTATTTTAGTTTTGTTTCCATTTGTAAGCGTACTCACAATTAAACTCCCTCTTTTTAGCTCTAGTATAGCTCATTATATAGGTTAGTTATAATATATGTAAGTAGTGATTTTAGTTGTTGTTGTTTTTAGTAAGTGTTTAAATATAGGTGTCGATAAAAGTTTAGGAAAATTTTTGTGCTCCTATAGATAGGGAACGCATAGCCCAACTAAAAAAGGTTCTACCCCCCTCCATGCTTAT